AGACCCGCTACCACCAGAATCGTTATTATTAGAAGGAGGGTCACTCTGTCCAGTCGTTTGCTGACTTGTGTTGTTAGTTGTGTTAGTTTGAGTAGTGCTACTTGTAGTAGTCTCGGTTGTGGTGTTGGAAACATTTGTCTGTGGGGATGGAGATACTGTCATTGTAGACGCAACACTAACTGCTGTTCCAAAACTTTGTTCTGGAGTATCATATATTATTTGATGAGGTGATGTTGTATGTGCGATACCAACCATCTTTACACCCCTTGTTGGATGAATATGATAAGCACCGTAATATGGTTGTCCTTTTACATAACCAACCAAATTATTCTCTTCAGGATCAATACAATCAATAACTTGTTTTATTTCTGCTGATGGTTCAGGAGGTCCTAAAATTGGTCTGATTGAAGCACCTCTTCCAGTATCACTTTGAATTGTGATTTGCGGTAGAAGCGTAGTTATATTGATATTTAGTGGTTTAACAGAAACAATACTTCCCTTATCAATAACAAGTTGATATTGATTTCCAAACTGATCTGTTGCTGTGTCATTTTCTGAGTATCCTAAACCTGCATTATCCACTACTGTATCAACAACACCAAAATCTTCCATTTCTCCTGGTGGATATCCTTCTCCTTCAGATACAACATAAAGACCTACAACTTCACCATTTTTGATTAATGCTCTACCAATTGCACCGTATCCCTCATCACAATCGTCTACAATTTCAACAAAAGGAGGAAACTCATATTTAATACCAGGACTAGTAACTCTTAAACCAATAAGACTAGCAGTAGTATCTGGAAGACCTAATTCTCCACTTAAATTTCCCATTATAGCTTCTCCTGCGGCTCCAAATCCATTACCACCAAATATTCTAACCTTTGGTTTACCACAACCTGTTCTCTTTCCTCCAAAACATTCTCCAAGAGGATCGCTAAAAGACTTATTGAAATTTGGAATATCTAAACCCAAATCTAATGAACTTTCAAGTCCCTCTGCTGTTTGTACAAAACTGTTTGCAGCACCTAATACATCATCTAAACCACTTAATGCAGAATTAGCAATACCTCCACCTATCTTAAATGCTCCACTTATACCAGTACACTTATCAATACTTGCACCACAATCAAACAATGAACCTACACCACTAATCATATCTACTTTGCTTCTAATCTGTGAAGAAATATCAAATCCACTAGACAATACTTTACTTATACTTCCGAGAGGACCTGCTAAAGTATCTCCAATACTATCAACTATGTTATTTAAAAGTGCTCCTGTGAATTGATCTGCCATACATTGTGGAACCCCAAGAACATCATCAAATGAATCCATCATGGATCTTAACATCTTTTCAGTTGTTGCTGCCAAACCACCTGCAACATTACCTACCATACATTCAAGATCTTTTTGAATAGCACCAACAGGACCTACCATAGCTTTCTGTGCTGCTACACCTGCTAGATGTGCTGCTACAGGATTTTGAGTCAATGCTAATACATTATTAAAAACACCTTTATATAATACTTGTAAACCTTGTTGTACCTGTCCTGTTAACTCTCCAACAACATTCTGACTAATATCTCCAACTAAACCATTAACTCCCGTTGTTATGTTTTTACTTGTATCTTTTATTAATTGATCTATCTTTCCAATTTGTCCCTCACCCATACTTGAAAGACGTTTAAAATCACTTACAAAATTATTAACAGTTGCTGTTACTTTAGTTGTACTTGAATCTTTACAGGCACTAGGAACAGTAATCTCTTTACCAATATTATTACTTACGGTTACAGTGTCTCTTTTTTCTGCATTATTAGCATCTGTATTAACTGGACTTACTTGACTATCAATTGTTTCTTGATGCGATTCATCTACTTTAATAGCTTTATTTTGTTCATATTTCTCTTTTGGTATCTCACTAGTATATCCTGTAAATGGTTTGAATGCACCACTATAAGCTGCAAATGCATCACTGGATGCTTTTGTTCTACCAAAACTTGCAATAATTGCGGGAACTTGAGCATCATCTCCATCTAAGAAAAATCCTAATACAATTTCTCCAGGTTCAATGTAAATTGACTGTGCTTGATTCTTTGCTCCAGTTCCTGCAGTTGGGGGTAGCAATACAATTGCTAAAGGTAAATCTTTATCGGGTAACTTTTTCTCATCAGGATGATAACCCATGATCCTGACTCTTCTTTTAAGACCCCAGTTTTTATTTACATTCCAATTTACTTTATGGTTAGGAGCTGGAGGAACTTGTCCTATCCACCATCTAAAACCATCTTTTCCAAGAAAATTAGTTTTTATATTACTTGTATCTTCCATCATTATTCTACATCCTCCTGCTGCTCTTCTTTTCTATCAGGATTATCTCCAGCAAAATCTTTCAGAACTTTCATAGATGTGTATGATTTTTCTATATCATAATGATGACATAATTCTTTGATTATGTATACACCAGATTGTTTACTATCTATAGCATCTCCTGTAGTTGCTGATGTAGACATTGGGGGAAATTCACATTCAATGCACATACCTGCTTCTAAATTTGAATTAAGAGGTATTGTCATATCCAAAACATTTGTGAATAATGTATTATATCTTGTGACAGATTGCATTTGATATTTTAAAGGATCAGATTTCTTAAGATGATTTGTATCTCCTCTTGCTAATACACCTATATCAAGAATCCCAGTAAGTGATCTTGAAGCAATATCTTCAAGAGTATCTTCAGAACCTGTTTTATTATCAGGATCAAGTTTTAATGGATACTTTGTAGGATCTTCAGAACCCATTAGAGACATATTATCTTTTGTTATCTCATCTTTTCTTTTATACTGTAGTGCTTCAAATTCAAAGTTATATGGATTAAAATACATACCACTACTTGAATAAGTTCCTAATTTTAAATTTTTAACAATATCATTATTTTGTTGTATCGAAAATTTTAATATTTTGAAATCAGTATTTGCAGGTCTATCTTCAGAATCAAATCCTTGTGTTGCTTCACCATAATAAAATGGTGGTGCTTTTAGTTTTTCATCAGCATCATTGGTAATTTTATAAGTTTCTTGTCTCATTAAAGTATCAACAGATCTAAACTTATATCCAGACTTAGTTTGATAAAATAAAAATCCCGCACTTTTAGCACCTTTAGTTTTAGTAACAGATTTCTTTGCTAACCATACTAATGTAGGGAATGGTTTTTTTAAATTTCCAATAAATCCATATGCATTTGATGTTAATTCAACTTTAAAACGATCTTTTTCTATACCAAGAGTATCGGTTAAAATATTTTCAACAGTAGCACCGATGTTCTGATCTGGAGAATATTTTTTATAACATCTTACTGTTTCATTAACTATTGCTTCTCTAGAAGTTAAATTTATGGTAAACATTTCTCTCTTAGCATCTCTAACAACATTAGTAATACCAGTTACATAGAGATAATCTTGTGTTTTTTCTGAAAAATCTAATGGGATATTAGTCTCAACATTCGCTCCTATCTTAATTCTGCATATCTCTCCACCTCTAAGAGGTAAACCTTGATAGAGTGCTTTTAATTTATCATCTGTACTTTCTGTATCTTCTTCGTCCTCTGTAACAACTTGTGCTTCGTTAACTACCAATACTTTTAAAGTTATGCATGGAGAGAATATATCTTCAAAATAATCAACAGAAGCAATATACGGAGTCAAATCAAAAGGTTTCTCACCTTCTTTCCTTCTGTCCGAATGTATTAAAAACTCTTCTATTATACATTGATTAGTTGCTGACATGTTTTTATCCTATTTGCTCCAATGCTCGTTTGGTTTCAAGTCTATTTAAGTCATCACCACCACTAATATTAATCGTGGTAAAACCACCATCTCCACCAGAGTTACCGTTTCCTTGGTTTTGATTTGGTGCAACAACAGTAATTATTTCTGGGTCATTATTTGGAGTTAACTTGGCAACAAATGCAGTGCCTCTTCTCTTTTTAGAAGTAATTAGTTCTTGATTTGATAATTTATTCCCTGCAGCTTTTACCTGTTGATAAACTTTTTCTTTTGCTGAAACTTGTTCTTCTGATTCTATTTTAGAATCTTCATCTTTATCAATATTTACTTTTTCTTCATTCCATTCATTTCCAGATCTAGGTTTAACGTTTGTCTTTGAACCCCATTTTGCTCCATCCCAAACTCTATACTTACTTCCTCTTGAAGTATCAATTACTTTGTAGTCACCGATAGCAGGTTTATTAGTAGGATCATCTCCAACATTTTCTGAATCGGAATCAGTTTCTCCACCTTCCTCTTTATCTTCACTATTTTTTTCTTCTTCTAAATTTCCACCTTCTTCAAAATCTTCTTTAAACACTTCTGATTCAGGATCATCAAGAACTTTTTCTGCACCAGTAATATCTCCATTAAGTTTCTGCCATCCTAATTCTATTTCTGAAAATGCTTCTTTTAATCTTCCTGATTTATCAGCAAAATCAAATGATAAAATATTTTGTCCAAATCCAAGAATTAATTTACCTATACCTTTCACAGTATCAATCGATCCTCCAACAAAATTACCTATTCCATTCCAAACATCTGTAACTACTTTAATTCCTTTCTCAACCGTTTCTATAAGACCACCAATATTTTTAACTATCCAAGCACCCGCAAAAAGTCCAACTAATTTTAATACTCTGCTAAGAAGACTACCACCAGCTTTTTTCATAGTATCAGTAATATTAGAAAGTGATGAAGAGACAAGATTAGGTTTTTCTAATCGTTTTTCCTCAGATTGCTTTTGTTTTAAATCTTTTTGTTTGGCAGAATCAGTTTTAAGACGTTCTAAACGTTTTTTCTTTAGTCTATTCTCTTCTTGCAACCCGTCTTGTATCCCAATAACATTTTTTGTCATTGTCTTAAGATTACCTTTTAACGCACGAAAACCATCTCTCATAGAGGATATGGGAGATTTCCTTACAGTTTTTCCACCAGATGTTGTTATTGGAACTTTAGCCATTATGCTGTGTATGCGTTATAAGTGTTTTTTGCATTCGATTCATATAAATTATCAGGATTTGATGAAGGAAGAGTAGGTATAAAGTTACCTGCATATCCTGTTTTAGTTTTTTCTTTGTTGTTGCTTCCACCACCAGCCGAAACTACTTGTACAATTGGTGCTCGTTTTTCAACTGCTCCAAGTTTAGAAAAATCATCATTTCCCATACCACTTATCTCAACATTATCTCCACCTGTCATATCAATATTCTGATTCTTGGCATCTCTCTTTAAATCTTGATGTATAGATTGTCCCATAGCAGATACACTCAAGACACCAGAAACACCTTGCATACCTGGTATTAAACTAGTAATCGCACCTGCAGTATATAATCCTGCACCAGTCCAATTACCTTTCATACCTTCACCTACAGCACCCCAAATATCAAGACCAGTACCGATAAGAGGTAAAGATCCCAAAAGTCCTCTCTTAGCAACTTTAGCAACACTTTTCTTTGCTACTTCCTTTGCTACTTTCTTACCAACTTCCTTTCCTGCTTTATTTTTACCTATATTAAAGAATCCTTTTATTGCCTTTCTCATACCAGGACCGATTGCTTTCTTTATTCCAACAAATGCTTTTCTTACTGCAGTTCTAATAATCCTTCCTGCAATTCTAAATGGAAATGTTATAATTTTTCCAGTTAATTTGGCAATACTTTTAACAAAATTACCTGCAATTTTTAATAAACCATTTATAATTTTATTAAAATAAAAAATACCAGTAAACAATTGTTGTCCCATGGAGTTCAACTCCACCTTGAGTTTCTCCAGTTCCTCTGTATTACCCTCTCTCCATGCAGTAAACAACTTAAATGCTTTCTTTAAAACAAAACCACCAAAGAGTGCTAATAATGCTTTTTTAATTTTTTCAAAGAATCCAAATGTTTTCTTCTGTTGCTTATCTATCTCTGGTTCTGCTTCTGCTTCTAAATCACTTTCTTCTAATTCATCTTCAGCATTTTTCCTTAGTCTTTCTTGGAATAAAAGATTTTGTTGTTTTGCTAATTCATCCTGTATCTTAGCATCAGTTTCATTGCCTTTTACAATTACCTTTCTAATATTAGCAAGAACCGTTGCCATGTTAGACATACTTTCTTCTAATGCAGTTACTCTCTTAGTCAAACTATTAACTGGAGCAACTAAAGCACCTCCTTGTGACTGCACCCTTTTATCTACATTCCCTCTACTTGACAACACCAAAGCACCGCCACCAAAACTCATTTTAGTATTTTTAGCAATTGCCTGTCTATTCTGTTTAGATAAAATACTACGTCTTGCAAATATCTTTCTTCTTTCTTCATTTGTTAAAACTCTTCCCGTAGCAGGATCTATCCCAGTATCTGCTGAATCCAGATTGGGATTATTACCTAAATTAAAAAAGCTGTCTTTAACCGCCATTTATACCATTTTTTAAATTTTCTTCTTCAATATACTGGGATAAGAGAGTTACATATATTTCTCTTTCCCAAGGAATCATATTTTCTAACTCTGTTAATGAATATTTATGATGCTGTATCAGGGCAAAATTTGTCTTGAAGTATGACTCAAGAGATTCATGAGCCATGGCTACTCGAAAAAAGACGATAACCCTTCTAAAACGATATGATTATTAACTTGAGTTTTAGGATTAACTATATCAAAAGTATGTTTCAACTTTGGCATAGTTTCAAAAAACTTTTCAATTTTTTTAAATTGTTGAGAATTAAGTTGTTCAAGAAAAGAATTTAATTCTTTCTTTGTACAATCAGAAGAAGCAAACGATTCTTCTGGACTAAAAACTTGATCTATACAATCAGCAACCAATTCAAAAGTATCTTCCACTGAAACATCAGTTTCATTAAAATTAGATTTAATAAATTGACCCAGAGATGGATATTTTAATCTTAGAGTATAACTATCATCTAAAACTACATCCTTATTATGATCCTCACTCATATCTAATTTTATTTCATCTATGTCAACCAAGACTGGAACTTGTGTAACTCCATCATCAGGACAAGTTATCATTAATTCAACTTGCTCTCCAACAGATTTACCACGAACATGTAGGAATAGATATTCTATCTCAAAAGTTGGTAGTTTGTCTACTTTAATACCTCTTGTTATTATACAATTAGTAAGAACATCCTTAACAGCACGACCAATCTGCTTTTCATCTTGACTCTCCATTGCTATAACAAGAATTTTTTCTTCTTTAACAAGGAAAGGTCTATATTTAACAGTTTTTTTAGTAACAGGCAACTCTAACTCATACGTTGGAGTTGTAATTGTTGGTAAAGGCATAATAAATTATAACAATTCGTATAGTATATAGCAAGGTTTTTTGAATTAAATAAATCCCGCACCATCACCAATTTGGAATTTTTTATTAATAGTCTTAGAGTTATTGGCAGAATCGCCAGATTTAATAAATTCATCTCCTTTACTAATGACTTCTTTCTTATTTTCAGTAATATCAACACCACTGTCAACCATTTCTTTAAGTTCTGCGACAGTAAGATTATTATATCCTGCACCACTACGATACTTAGATATATTACTTATAGGTCCACAAACATAACGAGTATATTCAAAAGTGGCAGAAGCAGTTAAAATCTTAGATGCATCATATCCAACTTGAATAGCACCTACGTTTTGTGGGAATAGGTTAAAAAAAGTATATTCTAAACTAGTATCATAATCTCTTTCAAACTTCATTATTTTTGTTTCTTCCATTCTATAGTCATCAGGATACTGCATCCTTATATAATAATTTGTTTTATTTTGAGTAATAGGTCCTGTTCTTCCGCCAGGTGCATGAGTTCCACCTGCAGTATACTCCATCCAATGTTCTAAGAATTTTATAACTTTATATTGCTTATCAACATAAAAATTAAGTGTAATTGGTACAAATATTCTACTGTGTGCAAATTTTTCTGTTATTCCTGTGAATGCTCCTGTTATATTGGTAGTACTAAGAGATGAGAATGGTAGTTGAGCAGCATTACATAGTAAACCCATATCTCCTACTATAAATCTTTTATCTACTCCTCTATTACTTAAATATTCACTTAGTCCTCCAGCTGCTCTACCAAAACGAACTTCATAATGAGAAGTTTGAGCTAAGTTTGTGAGAACTGGTTTAAAATCGCTTATTCTTTTTGGTCTCGGTTTTTCCACACTAAATATCTATTATGAGTTTAATTATACTTATTTAGCATGACATATAAAGGAAAATACCGACCATCTCATCCTGAGAAGTATAAAGGTAATCCCATGAATATAGTGTATCGTTCATTATGGGAAAGAAAATTTATGGTTTATTGTGATAAAAATAGAAATATATTAGAGTGGTGGAGCGAAGAGATTGCAATTCCTTACAGATCACCTATTGACAGAAGAGTTCATAGATATTTTCCAGACTTTTATATTAAAGTAAAAGAGTCCCATAATAAAATTAAATCATACCTTATAGAGGTAAAACCCAAAAAACAAACAAAACCTCCTGTAAAACCAAAGAGACAAACTAAAGGTTATATTCGTGAAGCATATGAGTATGCTAAAAATCAATCAAAGTGGGAAGCAGCAACTGAATATTGTTTAGATCGTGGATGGGAGTTTAAAGTAATTACAGAAAAAGAATTAGGAGTATGAGTAGACTATCTGGAATATTAGAAGATTACACAGGTTCGGGAGATGTTGATGATGTCTACCAAGAGGTTCTAGGTGCGTTAACAGAAGGTAGTGTCCCAGAAGTTGGAAAGTACTATACATTTGTATATCGTCCCAAAACACCTAATCTAAGATATGATGAATATCCTTTAGTAGCAGTTACAAGTGTATTCTCTTGGGGTATGAAAGGAATTAATTTTCATTGGGGAGAATCAAGACAATATACCTTTCAAGAAATAGTTGGAGGGTTATATAATATAACTGATGAAGAGATAACAGACGCAAGAAATTTATCTTTCGGAAAATATAGGCTAAATAGATAAAAAAGAGGTCGATTTATGAACGCTGGCGGTATTAGTGAAGAAGGAAGATTATTAGCTGAGAAAAATAGAGAGGAATATGCTAAGAAGAATAAGGCAGTTGAGGCAAATAGAAATTTAGGTAAAGACGTTGCAACTAATGATGGAACACCAAAATCATCTGCACCTCTTAGATATCCTTATACAAAGATAGACGAGCATGATGATTACCTGAGACTTGAAATAGTTGAGTTTACTCCACCAGGTCTACAAAGGGCAGATGATTCACTTCGTTTAAGAACTAGTGATGAAATTGCAAAGAAAGATATAAACCATACTATTATGTTGCCAGTACCTCAAGGTGTA